GGGCGTTTGTTGCACCAGTGGCGGGCGTTTACCATTTTTCATTTTTGGTACGTATGGTTCAGGGTGGGGCAGTAAATTACACAAATTTAGCCCTCGAAAAAAACGGCGTAGAATTTGCGATTACCTACACAGATCTATCTAACGGAAGTTATGTTTTTTGCATGCTCTGTACATATAACCTCCTGGCTGCTGGGGACTCCATATTGCCGTATGTCACGTGTAGTGGTGCTGGAGGGAATACTATGGATATTTTCGGAACTCAGGTTGGATCAACATTTGCCGGACATCTAGTTTGTTAAAAAAGGATTACTATGAGCTCTCCACTACATTCTAACAATCCTACCTCGTACATGGGGGTTCTGCCTCTCACGCCAGGAAATATTGTCATCAAATCTGGAATTCATGGGCGGGCTCCTCTCCCCTCTGACTGCCTAAACTACAATTTGGGCGATATCTGGGTTTGGATGGAGGCCAACGCAGTTTGGATGTTGACGAGAAAAACTAGTATTCCCGCGCCAGGAACTAGACAGCTCTCAACGTGGACACCTCTTTCAGGTGCTGGAGTAGCTGGTATACAGACGATACAGGGCAATTTTGGGGCAGCGATAGGTGGGGCAGCAGTTTTTGTTGTTGGTGACGGCCCTCTACTGTCTGGCATAACGTCGGCGTCTATTGCTGCTGATACTCTAGAATTTTCTATACAAGATGCTCAGGCTGATGGTGTGACAAAGGGGGTGTCGACATATGACCCCACGTTTTTTACAGCAGTAGCAGGGTATGTATCGCTGATAGGCAACTCATCGTTTTTTTGGACTCCTGTTGTTGGTGTCGCTCAAGTTTTGATACCAGATAGAGGTTTTTACACAACAAACGCGGCGCCAACAGCATTTACACTACCTGCCGTCGCTGCTGCTGGGTCAGTTATTTGGATACAGGGAGCATCAGCTGGAGGATGGACGCTATCACAGGCAGCAGGGCAGATCGTTGTTTTTGACTCTGTGAGTTTTACGTCGCCAGGAGCTGGTGTAAAAGTGGCGTCTACAGACGTCACGGACGGAGTCGAAATGCTTTGTGTAGTGGCAAACACAACTTGGCAAGTTTTAAATGTAAAAGGTAATCCATTAGTTCTATAGAGGTAAAAATGACTACAAACCAACTTAGCAACAAATGTTTAAATGATTTTTTAGTTACTGGGCTAACAGCAGGGATAACTAGATCGCTTTTTGTGCAAAATCTTAACAATTTCGCAGGGTCGGCAGCCAGAGTTTTAGCACAGATTGGCGGAGAGGCGTCATCAGACGCTGTATATCAGGCAGCAATTCAGGCAGGGCAGTTTTGGTCGTGGGGGCTCGACAACTCAAACTTAAATAAATTTGTTTTATCTGGTAGTGCTGTTCTTGGCACAACGGACGTCATGCAGGTATACCCAGCTGGACAGATAAATTACCCTCTACAGCCTATGATGAGGGCATATAGATCAGCTGTTACAGGAGCGGTTACAGGGGATAACACTCTATACAAGGTTATTTTTGACACAGAGAATTTTGATGTTGGGGGATGCTATAACGCAGCTACAGGTGTATATACGGTGCCAGTCGATGGAGTTTACTCAATAGACACCATGGTGTCTATTGACGGGCTCCAGGCAACTCACGTAATAGCCGGAAGTCACATAAACGTAGCTGGTAATCTTATAACCATCGCTCAAATGAACCCATTTGCAAATGCATATACATTTGGTGGAAGTGTAAGAAATTATTTCATGATGTCGACAACCTATCGGTGCGTTGCTGGGAGCACGATAGATGTAAATATCCGAGTTGGAGGGAATCCAAAAAGCGTTATAGTCGTTGGGTCGGCATCTTGTGACTCATATTTTTGTGTAAACTTACTAGGTTAATATGGATAAATTTCTTATTGTATCAATTATAGTTGCTTCTGTTTGGCTTATCAGTTTGATAAGTTATTATTTTTTGGGTAGTGATAATCCAGTTGAAGATGCTTGTGAAGGCATTATAAAGGCGGAAACAGGGGTAGATGTAGATTTGAGCCCAGGAAGTCCAGAGAATACAGGGAATAATGCTGCCTCATAAGTTTTCATGGTTTCTATGATTTGAAATAAAGAGTCCTTGAGTTTTTCAATCTCCTCTCTCGCCATCTCATATTTTTTTTCCAGCTCGTCATGCCGCTGAAAAATCCCCCGCCTCACATTCCCCATCTTTTTTTCTAACTCCCGAACTTCTCCTCGTAACATCTCATGAGCGGGGGTATCAAATAGCTCTAGTTGTAGACATGACATTATTTTTATCTCCTACGATAAAGGATTTACAAAATTATAAACGAAATTGTATGTGCAAACAATGTCAAAGAAAGATTATATGGAAGACAGAAGGCAGAAAAAGGCAAAATATATGAAAAAAATGTTGGCTATTTTCCCAATGATTTTTATATGGTCTGGATGCACGATATCTATTATACAGACCGACACTCACGGGACAGCTACAGATGTTGTTGACGCAGAGGCGAGTTCTGATGCAGATCTTGAGGCAGAGGCAAATGTACCGGTAAGTGCGATATAGGAAGGATTAAAGATGGACGAGTTAAAAGAGATACCAAAAGAAGCCCAATGGATGATTGTAGCGCTAGTTTTCGTGTTAGCCGTGGTCATATCTGTTGTGATCTACGTGTTGGAATCAGAAAAATATTCGCTCGAGGGCGACCAGACTAACCACGAGCACCTGAAAACGCTACAGATAGATCCATACGAAATGGGGAAAACTAGTACCTAGAGCCATACCCCCCTGTCGGCATGTCCCTAAATGGACCTGGCAGGGAGTTGTCCCCCATGGCCTCAGAATAGTTTCTGTCGATGTCTTGTGGGGTCATGCTTTTGAAGCCTTCCTTGCCAAATAGGTGAGAGTACATGGCGTACCGTAGAGCGTCGAGGCAATGATCATTCTCTTTCAAGGGCTTGTCAACCCCTGTTTTCATACATTTTGAATCCCAAACATACCCCCTAAATTCCTTGATGATCGCCTCACAATTTCGACAGACCTTGAGAGTGCCATTGGACATTAATTTAGACACCAGCCTAATCCCGTCTATAACCTCATTCTGTGCATCATAAATATTTTGCAACCCTGATCTATGGAGCTCTAATTTAAATGACGCTGCTGAAGGATCCACATAGACCGCCTTCACATGCTTCCCATCAACGAATTTTGCCAGGTCTGCTGCATACTCTGAATCTGTCTTCTGTCTCTGTCTGGCCTTACTATCCCAATAATATACTTCCTCAACCCACATATTCGGATATCTGGATCTGTTTATCCCTATTAGACAGAAGGCGCAAGGGTTCGTCGTCCCGTAATCAACCCCAACAATGTAATACTCTGCTCCTCCTGGGGGAAAATTGATTACATGTATGGAGTCATCAAAAAAGTCATATATAGCACCCTCGGCCTGAACCCATCGACCTTCTATAAATCTCTGGAACCAAATTCCTTTATATTGGCGTCTCAAATACTCCTTCTCATCCTGGGTGAGCTTGGGGTTGTCATCCAGTGTAAATTTCCAACTTAGGACGTCTGGGTTATCTGTGAGAAAATCCTTCTTTAGCCAATGGTATGGAGAGTCTGGGTTTGTCGTGGCGAAAATCCTAGCACCAGCCATGCAACAACGAGAGATGAGCATTCTAAACACGCTCTCTGGGATAATAGAGGTTTCGTCAACATATGCACCTTGAAATGTACTCCCTCTAATCTTGCTCTCACTCCTCTCATCGTCCGCTCCGACTATATGGATGACCTTGTTAAATATTACCATCTCCCTCTTGCCCGAATAGTACCTAACATCTGACCCAATCATTCTGCCGAGCTGTGGAAGGATATTTCTCTTGAAGGTGTCATATGTCCTGGTGATGACACAATACTCGCCAGGAGGTCCAAACGTGAGCTCTTTTAGCCAACGCCAGAGACTGACATAAGTTTTCCCTGACCTAACAGCTCCTTCCCAAATATTTATCCTAGAGTTGGAGTCCCTCAAAGACTCCAACTGCTTATCTGATAGGTCGTCCACTAAATTTTCTCAAAATAGCAACTCTTTAACG